GTTGAGTAAAGTCAATCCCTTCCATATGATCATATTCGTGTTGGAATACTCTAGATGTAAATCCAGTTAATTTTTCCTTATGTAGTTTACCATTTACATCCTCATATTTTACAACTACAGAATCTGGTCTTTTCGCATCAAGAAAGACACCAGGATATGATAAGCATCCCTCTTCAAGAACCACCTCCTTACTATAACTTTTAATAATTCGTGGATTGAAACAAGTAATTGTCTCTTCTGTTTCTACATCAATCATCATACAAAATGCTCTTTCCTGTATACCAATTTGGTTGGCTGAGAGACCAACACCATTATAGTATAGCATATTTTCAATTAATGTCTTTGATAGTTCATGGCGATCTAAATTATAACTACACGACTTTACCTTATTGTGTAGCATATAATCATCAGATTCAATCAGTTTCTTGATCATCTTCTTTCCTTGGATTGCTTATAAACCAAGAAGGAGACTCCATAATAACATCTATGCATACCCATTTTGCATAGTGGATTCCACGATAGCACAGAAGAGCAAAGACTTCCTCTATATCGTGTTTATCTTCATCCCATTCTGGTGCTTGTCCTTTACCTAATAAGTGTAACATTTGTCTTTACCTCCTGTAACAATATTTATTGTTTGGATTTCCAGACATAAAAAAGACCCCCGAAGGGATCTGAGTAGTTCCGATTGTAGAGACCGCACGAAAGGTCTCACTCGTATTTAGAATGTGAACTTAACTCCACCTTTAGCAGCCCAGTCAATGTCATCAGTAGGTGTAGTTATACCAGAGACTTCACCGTAGAGTTTATCATAAGAACCACCAATGTATCCGATGAATTCTACATCACCGAACTCATCATCAGCTTCTGTATGAGTCACTGTTGGGCCACCAGAAATGTACCAACCTATTCCACTTGGTGTTTCTCCTTCGTATCCAATCTGTGCTTCAAGAGCACCAGATTCATACGCACTATCAGGATATGAACCAGTTGCCTCTAAATTGACATATGGGCCTGCAAATGCAGCACCAGCGAATAGGAATGGAGATGCAGCAACTGCTGCGATTGTAGACTTAATAGACATTTTTGTTTTATAGTATCTCGCAAGAGAAAACCCCTGCGGATGGAAAATCTTTCGACATAAAGATTCTTACATTCCGTGGGGGCACGATCTTTCGATCCCTTTGTTATGTAATGTTATTTAGTGTAGCATGGGATCAATTTTGTGTCAAGTGTTACGAAATCAAACTATTTTCCTTCTGGTGGCAATCTTCCCATGTATGGGTCATAGTCAAATATTTCATCCCAATTTTCAATTTTATTTGAATCATTTTCCCAAAAATTTCTAAGTCCATCATGACTACTACGATGAAATACTTCAACATGATCACCATGTATGGATGATCCCATTTCTATTTTGTATAAAAATAATGGCATCGCATATGTATTACCTGAGTTGTATATTAAATCATCTGCTACTGCTCTTGGTTTTGATCCTTGATCCAATTTATACTTATCACCACGACAGTGTAATCTTACAAGTTTCTCTGCATGATGTCGAGTGATTACATATGAAGCAGTTGAAAAATCATTTACAAATCTTTTATGCATTTTAATATACAAAGCACCAGGATTTATGATTGCAGTTTGAAATACATCAAAGTCATACGGTAACTTGGACATGACATCTCTCCAAGAAAAGTCCCAATGCTTCACAGTATTAAAATCACAGTCATCTTCAATAATAAAAGCATAAGGTTCATCTGTTTTAAGAAATTCTTTCATAGCCTTTAGATGAGATGTCACACATCCAACCTCACCAGAATTCATATTATCTGGATACTTTCCTTTTATGAAATCACTTAAATCATCTTCACGGCCATCATACGCAGAGATGCGTGTATAATTTTCAATCTCCCAATACTTAAATTGAGTTTCCATATACAACCATCTCTCTGGTTCACCATCTAAGTTGATACAATAGATTGGTGGCAAACCTTTTAATTTAAATGCTGCTTTGTTTTTGTCCATATTAATCAAGAATATCAATAGTTGGAGTCCATCCAAGTTCCATCAATTGTGAGATATCAGCACAGGTAGTTTCTCTTTCACCTGGTGTATCTTCTTTGATGTGTAAGTGTCCCATTCCCATTTTATTTGCAAGGTCGATAACTGATACAGGATTTCCTGTACCAACATCTAATACTCCATTATAACTGCTAGGGATCAAAGTTGCAATAGCAGTTACGATATCATTAACATGAATCCAATCCCTCTTGTGTCTTGTCAGATAAGTTGCAGTTTTTTCCTCCAACATACGATACAACATATCACTACGACTAACTTTCTCTGCCCATACATTAAAGAATCTCATACCCACACTATTTGGTGGTGCCTGTATTTCATTTACCTTCTTGGATATTGCATATGCATTTATCCACCACTCATAAACAGCAGCAGAACTTGCATATAAACATCTAACATTATTTTCTCTACAATAATCAAATATTGGTTGTGATTTTACAACATTATTCTCCCAGAAAATATCAGGATTTTTAACTGCTTCACGTATCGCAGCATTTGCTGCAAGGTGTATTACTACATCATACTTTTTATTTGTTTTAAAATCACCCAAATCAAAAGGTCGATCATATCCATCAACCTCATGTCCATGTGATAACAGATGTTCATAAACATGACTTCCTATAAAACCATGATGCCCAGTAACTAATGCTTTCATTTGTTGTACTTCCTCAAATAATCTTGTTGTGAATAATATTCCAAAAGATTTTCTTTATTCATCTTTTCAATCTTTTCCCACTCCGACATATTTGATTGCATATGTGGATTTGAGAACCATGAGTTTTCTCCTCTCGCATGTTCTAAGTGATAAACATAATTATTAATTCTTCCTATATTATAACCTAAAGTTTTGAATCTGTAAAACCTCTCCTTATCTTCTGGTGCATATGCTCTAAAATTTTCATTCTCCATACCACCATCAATATAAACTTGCCTCTTAAAAAATTGTGCCCAACCAAAATCTGACGTATGAGTTTTAGAAACAGAATCTAGATATGAGTAATCAGTTTTATCTAAAAAATTAGAAACAACTTCGTCGGTGGCTTCTACCTGTTTCTGATACATTCCTTGACCATATGGATATATAATATCAAATTTACCATCACGAATACTATCATGTGCAGTTTTGTATGATTCTTTCGGAAGTATTGCATCACAATCATAATTAACAACTATGTCTGTGTCTGCTTCCATTATCATTTCATTTAAAACTCTTTGTCTATGAAACAAAGGTGCATCACTCCTCTCGAAAATAAAATTAAAATTTTTCCATATATCACCTTCTACAATCTCCTCTAATATTGGCATTGCTTGTTCTTGAAATACTGATTTAGAATCAACTTCTTTGACTATTATATTAGTATCAAAATTCTCTACTAAAAATGCTGTGATTGTAATAACATTCCTAAGTCTATCTGAAGATTCAATTCGGATAGGAATAATAAATGTTGCTTGAGATAGATCAGTTTTCATCAGGATATTTTCTATGTGGAAAGAAATTGGAATACTTTTCTGTAACGTACTTTAATTCTTTACTGTTCATTAACCACCCACCCTCTGGATGTTCATAGACACAATCATAATTAGAAGTAGCATTACTACTTATTCTATCATCATGATCTCGATTTGCAACTAATACTTCTGATATTATACATGGTTTACCATTATTCATTCTCATTCGATGATAAAAATCCACGTCTAATAATAATTTTAAATTTTCATCAAACTCAACCTTACATTCATTTAAAAAAGAAACCACCGAAGGACTACTTAGTAAGTTACGTCCTTCAAGAGTATGTTCTGTCCAACGAGGGACACGATGATCATATGTGTTTACACCATCTTTAGTTCCACAGAAACCACTAAATGCCCATTTACAATCAGTTGTTTCGTAAGTTTTACTAATAATCTCAAGTGCTTTATTATCAACAATAACATCATCAGAGAACATCATCTTAATTATTTCACCCTTACACTCATTCAATCCTACATTAATGTTTTCACATGGAATATCACCCTCATACCTAATATATGTGAACTCAAAGTCATCAGAATATTCTTTACATACATTTAAAATTTTATCATTTTTACTTTGATCGGATATTACAATGTCAAAATCACGAAGGGTTTGATTTTTTAAAGAATCTAATAACTCTCTCATCCACTTTGGGCCATTTTCACCTCTATCGTGAGTTGGAATTGCAATACTAAATTTTGGCATCATATTCTCTCCCAATTTTCTGGAACAATATCACTCTCATCAAGATTGGCATGAGATCCAAACCAAACCTTTGGGGCGATTACTTTTTGACTTTCTGCTAACCATGCACCCCACCAAGAAAATGATGAGTTTGCAATAACGTGATATTTACATAAAGATAATATACACATATCAATAATATTATTTTTAGAACCAGAAACTAAAAACCTATCTGATTCAAATAAACTTTGATTCTCACACCACTCTGGATCATCAGATACAATTATTACTTTAGTATCTGGAAGTTTCTTCAATGCTTTTTCATAATATTCTAAAGTACATAATGGATGATAATTTTGTTTCTGAACATAATCTGTTCTACGTATATGAAGTCCAATATATTCATTATCTTCAATACATTCTTTACATGGTTCCAACCAATCTTTTTTAAAAGTAAAATCTTTTCTTATTTCATTCTCTATATGTTTAAAATATTTTTCTGTTTGAAAGAAACCGTGAAGACTAACATTATCTTGACAATTTTCAAATAAATCTTTATCAAATGTATATGTATTTTCCTGAACATATTTTCCAGAAAAATTATCTGCTGCATTTGCATCTGGCATTTCAAATGCTATGAGTAATTTATGTTGATTTTCTTCATCATAAAAATCCATTTCTGTTTCTGGGCCAGATGGTATACAAAAATCATAATTATTTTTTCGTGCTATACCTTTAAGGGCAGCATACTGGAACATTTGATTTCCAAATCTTCCGTTTTTTCCTAATCTATCAAATCCAATCATACTACAGGCCAATCAATTATAGTTCTGATTTCTTGATTATATTTCCATATCTCTTTAAACATATCAGCATTCAAATTATTTAATTCCATTTGAACTATTAATGAATTTAAATCTTTAGGAAAACAAGTTCCACCAAAACCTCTATCATTATCTATGCCTGGTACTTGAGTGTGAGAATTACCTATACGGCTATCTGCAACTAATCCTTCACGAATTACATCATAATCCATTCCAACTGCTTTACATAAATCATATATCTTATTAAAGTAAGCAACCTTATATGCCAAAAAGACATTAGAAAAATATTTGATTGCTTCACTTTCATCTGATGTTGTAATTATACTTGGAATATGTGGAAAATATTTTTCAAACATATGAACAAAATCAACACAAAGATCCATATCTCCACCAACAATATTTCTCTCATTATTGGCAAAATCTTGGATTGCATTTCTTGCTGTGAGAAATTCTGGATTATGAATTACATTATGTCTCTCATAATATTTTTTTGTGGTTCCAATTGGGACTGTAGATTTAAGAACAAATGTTCCGATTATATGCTCTGGTAGATTATCAAAAAATTTATCTAGTATAGTTAAATCACATTCACCACTACGCTTCATTGGAGTTGGTAAACATACAAAAATAAATTCTTGATTTATAACATCTCCTAGACTATTCAAAGATCTATTTTTATCAACATCATAAACCTTGCATGGAACTTTATCTTTAAAATTTTGATGAACTGCATTACCCACAAACCCATTACCAACAATTCCAATCATGATTCTAATGTAACTCCTGGTGGTAAACGATAATGAAATCCAAAAGGAGTTATACCCTCACATTCTGGAATTCGATTCTCTTGTGAAAATCTTACTGCAACATCAATTGGAGCAAATTTACACCCTTCTTTTTCATATATATGCCGATTGTGAACACATATATTTCCGTCTTCATGATAGTTTACCACACCTGGTGGCATTTTATAGAAATTACTATTATTAGTTTCCCAAGGAACATCTACCTTAGTAGGAACCTCTAGAAGTTTTTTGCTTCTTAACGAGAATCCACCATTACCAACTTGATGATGATTACCAAATGGATCAATATAAGAATCCTTTACAATTGGCCAAGGTGCACCAATGTAATCATAATCTAACCATGAATTTTGCCATTTTTCTGGAAACAAAACAAAACCATCTGGTTGTACTAGTAAACAATGTGAAGTGTCAATATGTTCATGAAGTTTATGAATAACAAAATAATTATAATTATTATAATTTTTAACTTCCATCACTGGTTCCTCAAGAGTTATACCATCAGGTTCAAGTTCATTACGATACTTTTCAATATTCTCTTTAGTCGTTACTAATTTAATATCACCATAATTTACACCACTCATACTTGTATACACAGCTCTAATTGTTCCCTCTATATCTGAGGTCGTATCAATTGAAAATAATGTGACTTCTGGTAGATTAATCATTTAATAATGTATGAAAATTTTTCTTTATTAGTTGTAATATATTCTGGGTAATTATCATCAATTGGAACTATCACATAATTAGCGTAATGTCTACCAAGAGGATCTTTGTTTTCTTTAACAACAGAAACCTGATTGCGAACTTGGTCTGTATTTAATTCTAAGTGTGCAGCACACTCTAGTTTTTTGATAATTCGATCTTCAACAGATAGTCCTTCACTACCTACATAACTCCAATGCCAACCACCAGGTGAAATTCTAGAATTAGCTTCTTGTTCTTGTTTACTACGCAATTCAGACATAGTATACTTCTCAAGAATTGACTTACTAAACAATTTACTACCTAACCATTTTGGATAGTTTTCATAATCCCAATCGGGTGTCATAGATCTAATTTGACCCGTAGTTTCAACCAAATTAAGATATCCAATACAGTTATCTTGTGCAAAATGAAAAATTATATTAGGTTCAAAAAAAGTTTCTAATTGTTCTATTGCTTCTGGGTTAGGAACTTCATCTATGTCACTCCAAATTATTGCATCATCATCAGAAACATTATCCAAAATAACTTTTTTAATATTATTTTTTTGAAAAATATCCCTCTCATATGGATGAAGATTAGAAGCGGTGGTGTCTTGAACAATATTGTGAACTATTTTGCTATTAAATTTTTTAAATCTATCTTTATTTTCATCATAATAAAGAGGTTTATCCAATCCAGAAAATGTTTTAGTCGCCTCACTTAAAATGAAACAATCAACATAAGGGTCTAAAAGATTTAATCTTATCTCTAAAAGATCAAGTTCATTAAAAAATGGAAAAGTATCTATTACTCTCATTAGTTCTCCCTTTTTATGTAAACTATAATTTGACTACTATAAGATTGCTCTAATCTTCCACTATCATCTACTAAAAAATTATCTCCAAGAGAATTTATTGTAATTTTATGATCGTTAATTCTTTCTTGTGTATCTGGATTTCTAACAATGTATGATAATTTTGATTTTTCAATTACTTTTGAAAAATATTTTAATTGAGTATCCCTAGTACATTCGTTAACAGAATTGATTGCGATTGCAAGATCCAATTCTCCAAAACTTTTTGTAGGAAAACTTTTACAAGATACTGTTTTTACTTTACCTTTAAGTTGTGGAAACTTAGATGTGTATGTTTTAACTAACTTACAAACTTCTGGAAGGTCTATAAGAGTATACGTATCGAATTGAATGAAACCTGATAATATTAAACAAAGTCCACCATAACCTCCACCAATCTCCACAATATTTTTAATTGAATTTATATCACTATGATCTTTAATAAACTCTAAAATATCAATAGTGTTAAAAGCAAACTTTAAAGTTGTAGGTGAGAACTGTCCGATTTGAGAATCACTGTACAAATCTGGATCACCAAGTTCATCATTTATTCTAAACTTTTCTAAATTGTTCATGAACACATCCAAATTATTATGTTCTCGGATATGGTTAAGATAAGTATCAAAAAGAAGTTTTGGCCCACCTTCAAGTATGGGTCGATATGATTCATTCTTTTTAAAATGATCAAATTTATTTGGATCTTTAGAAGCCTCTAAACATGCTGTTGCATAAGCACTCAAGATATCATCTCTTGCACCTACCCATCCGTATAATTCACTACTCATGATTGTCCCTCCCAGTTATACAAGTTTCAGTAGAATAAAGATTACCATCTCTATGTAACCACAACCACCTTTCATCATTTACGATACCATCATAAGGTCTCCACCATCCATTTGATCTTGACCAATCAAACCAATACATGGGTGCTATGACATTTTCTAATTGCTTGTTAGTCCATATTGGCCAAAAAGCAAAAGTAGATGCTGATATTATAGCATATTTTGCTGTGTTTAGTATACTGTAGTCTATTGAAACTGGGCCACCAGGATATTTGTACCAAGATATATTTTTTTGATATTGATCTTTCTCTTCAGAAATAGCAGATCCTACAATAGGAACATTAGGAATGTATCTTCTTGCAGTATTAGGATCGTCAGTAACAATAACAAATTTAACATCAGGATTATTATCTCTCATATGTCTCATTGCATCATGATAATATTCTGGAGAGAGCATTGAGTGTCCAGTTGTATAATCTCCACCTCTAAGTTGAATTACACAATAATCTTCAGATGCATAGTCTACAACTTTATACTTATCATCATAAGTTAACCAATCACAAATTTTATCACGATGCTCTTCTATGTAAGACATTCTCTGAAAATTACCATTAATATAAGTATTATTTTCTATATTTAAAAATTTTGGATCTGCTTTACCTACTTCACCTGCAACTTCAGGAAATGGTTCAAAATTTTCTTTATAATATGCAAATCCAGAATTAATATTAAAATCAGAATCTTGCTCAACATTCATTAAGACTTCTCTACCCCAATCAATATTCAAAAATGGCCCTCTCCAACCAGGATTGCTCACACCCCATTCATATCCAAGATTTTCTGCAAATACTCTGCAGCAAACATATCTCCAGATTTGATTTCCTAAACCAGCATGTTCATGAATACTTGCTGCTAACATATTATCTCCTGTGATATTTGTTACTATATTTTTTTCTTAGAATAGTTAGACCATTATTCCAAGGTAGTGTTGACCATTCCCAAAACTGTGGATTTAGTTCGGCAACAGCACGATATGGGCCTCCTGATGCCCACTGTCCCTCATGATGTGAAAGATCTGTATGATAAAAAGGTTCAGTATTTCCATACATCAAATCATGTAATAATACTATACTACTTGGCCCTACTAATTTGTCAAGTAATTCTAACTGTTTCTTGACATGTTCATAGGAGTGCCAATCATCTACAAAAGCAACATCAATTTTTTTGTCCTTAGGCCACTCTTCTAGAAATTTGATACTATCAGATTTAACAAAAGTATAATGACCATTGTTTGGTTTATATTCTGATGGATCATTCAAATCAACAGACCATAAGTGACCATCATTTAATTTTGCTGCCTCATATAATGGTTCTGATGTGTGTCCTTCTCTCACACCTAATTCAACATATGTTTTTCCATGAGAAGCAAGTGCCATCGCAAAAATTGATATAAGATGACGATCAGAATCCATGTCACCATGTAATGCACTTTCAATAAATTTATTCATTTTTTCCAATAGTCATACATGTCTTTTGTAATTTCATAATCCATATCTTTTATCTTTCTATTTGGTTGCTTCATCGACCAAACAAACATCTCATCTATTAATTCATTAAGATTAGTGTTGTCTTTGAATCCTAAAACATTTTTTGCTTTTGTATGATCACAATACGCATGTTTTACCTCATGCCTTGGTTCTCCATGTTCTATGTCAACATCATATCCATATTTCTTACCAATACTTTGAACTGTTTTTGCAACCTCATTTAGTGTAAAATACTTGTCTGCACCAATATTAAATGTTTCCCCGTCAAAACCATTCAATAACTTATCAAATGGCTCCATATAATATTTGATATCAGAAAATGCACGAGTCTGCTCACCATCACCATATATTAATAGTGGTTCTCCATTCAAAGTTCTGCGAATAAAAATACCAATTACATTTCGATATCTGTCCCAAATATTTTGATAGATCCCAAGAACGTTATGTGGTCTTATAATATTATAGCGTAATCCAAATTGTTGATTTGCTAACTTGAGATCACACTCAACTGCATATTTTGCTATACCATATGGATCTTCTGGTCTTGGTTGTTTATCTTCTGTAAATGGTGGTTCTTGTTCACCATATACTGCCATACTAGATGTAAAAATAACTTTTGTATTATATTCAATTGAAGGGTTTATTAAATTAGTAGAACATATAAGATTATTTCTATAATTAAAGTTACGAATAAATGGTGATAATCCCTCTGCAGCATATGCAGCAAAATGTAATAATACATCTGGTTTATGTTCTTCAAATAACTCAGCAACTTTCTTTCTTCTCTCTAAGTTAAGTTTAACAAAAGTAAATTTTTCTCCTTTCGGAACAAATGCTTTATATCCACCAGATAAGTTATCAATCCCAATAACTTCATGACCATTTGCAATCAAATGACGAGCATAATTTGAACCTAATAATCCAGCACAACCAGTTACAAAAATTTTCATAAAACAATCCAATCAGAACAATATAAATCTTTAGTGTCTTTATCTGCATAAGCAGATCCAAACCACAT